CGTAGCCCGTCATTCTCCCGCTGCTTAATAGCCCTAAAATTGCGTATTTGATGTTCATAACTGCGTTTCTCCTTTCAACATATATTAATAGTAACATATGTTGAACAAATTATCAAGTGGGAAAATCAACAGCCACTCTTTATAAGCGTGGCTGTCTTATTTGCTGCATTTACCCGTGTCTACCCGAAGGCGAGTCGTGGATTTTCAAATCTTATCCCGTGACTTCAGAGCCGTTCCTGAATCTGAATGTCATCATGCCAGCCTGACCGACCGTGGCGGTGTCAATGACCGATAGCCAGAGCCTTTCATCAAACCCGGTGATGGCAAGCGGTCGGCTCTTAATATCGCGGATGAAACCTTCAAGGATTTTGCCCTTGCCGAGCCGTTCACGTTTCTGTAACTCCAACTCGCAGGCGCGCTCCGAGGCTTTGCGGTGGCGTTCAAGGTAGCTGTTGTTGCGCTTCGCCCATTCCGTCTGGTTAACCGCGGTTCTGGCGTTTTCGTAGATTACCTTCCTGGCGAGTTCCGTGACCACCTCAATTTCGCGCCGCAGTTCAGAGAGTTCCGTATCAATCGCCGTGGTGTCGCAAAGGACGCCCTGTGCAAGGCGGCAGTCCTCAATCAATCCGTCGTGGTTGCTCATCAGGGAGTTAAATGCCGTGAGGAAACGCGCCTTGATGTCGTCCTCGGTGATATGGGGCGTTTGGCAGCCATTGCCGGGCTTGCCGAGCCGCTTGTACTTGTCGTTGCACTGCCAGACTTCCTTTCGGTAAGTCTTATCGCCCTTGTAACTGCCCCATACCTTTTTGCCAAACCACCCACCGCAGTCGGCGCAAAGAATCTTCGCTGCGAAAATGCTTGTGCAGCTTGCCGGTCTGCCGAGGGAGCGGCGGCGTTCAATCTCAACTTGAACAGCATCAAATTCGTCGGGTTCAATGATGGCGGGATGGCTGTCCTCGACATAGTATTGCTGAACCTGGCCCGTATTCCTGACCATCTTCTTGGTGAGGAAGTCGGTGCAGTAGGTCTTTTGCATAAGCGCGTGGCCCTTGTATTTCTCATTTTTAAGTATCGACCGCACTACCGCCGTCTGCCATGTATCCTTGCCCGAAGGTGACAGAATGCCTTGGCCACCGAGGTGCTTGGCGATTGCCGAGAAGGTCTTGCCCTCCATAAAAAGCCGGAAAATGAGCCGCACGATCTCCGCTTCGGCGGGGACTACCTTCGGTAAACCGTCCTCGCCTTTCTCGTAACCGAGAAATTGGGCGTATGGGAGACTCACCTTGCCGTCAGCCATACGCTTGCGCTGCCCCCAGGTGACATTTTCAGATATGGAGCGGCTTTCTTCCTGCGCCAGGCTGCTCATTATCGTTATAAGCTGTTCGCCCTTGCTGTCAAGGGTGAAAATGTTTTCCTTCTCAAACCAGACCTCGCAGCCGACATCTTTCAGCTTGCGGACTGTGATCAGGCTGTCAACCGTATTTCGAGCGAAACGGCTTACCGACTTGGTGACGAGCAGATCAAACTTGCCCGCCAGACCGTCGGCCACCATCTGCTTGAAGCCCTCGCGCCGTTTCGTGTTCACGGCTGAGATACCCTCGTCCTTGTATACTGTGACAAACTGCCAGTCCGACCACCCTTGGATTAGCTTTGTGTAGTAGTCAACTTGAGCTTCGTAGCTGGTGAGCTGTTCGTCGCTGTCGGTGCTGACCCTTGCGTAGGCGGCTACTCTTCGTCTGGCTGCCGGGTTTCTCTCCTGAGCCGAAACGACAGGGGCGGTGGCGGGGATTACCCGAACATTAGCCATTTCGATCGTCTCCCCTCAAAGTCTTTTCTCTGGCGGAGGCCTTCATCTCGTCTGTCCAGCTTTCGCGGCGGGGGCGGTTTTCCCATGTGACCGTCAAATGAGTAAAGTCGTTGAACTCAAACTCCAGAACGCCGTCTTCGGGGACGGTTATCGAAGTGACCTTGGCCCTGAACGCCGCCTCGTCATACTCGGATAGCCCTAGGGCCTCGGCGCACTTCTTCTTGATGATATCTTCAGGTATCTGCTTTGCAGCACATTCGTGCTTGCCCCGATAGGTATACGTAGCGCAAGCCCAAATCACTCTGGCATATTTTGTCCCGACGCCGTTTATCTTCTTGCGAAAACTTGCTCCACAGCGTCCGCAGCGGATAATGCCGCTAAATTCGCTGAATGACCGCTTCTGCGGGTGGTCTGCCTTTGCCGCCCGCCGTGCCATCTCTACTTGAACCGCTTCAAAGGAGCACCTGTCGATTATCGCCTCGTGCGAGCCTTCGACGTAGTATTTTGGGAGTTCACCGTTGTTTTGTTTATGGTGTTTGCTGATGTGGTCGGCGATAAAGCCCTTTTGCAGGCACATGTCGCCGATGAACTTTTCGTTTCCAAGGATATTGCCTACCGTGCTTTCCGACCACCTGCCGCCGCACTTGGTGGGAATTTTGAGCCGCACCAGCTTCTTCATTATGGCGTTCTTGCCCATACCGCCGAGGTAGTCGGCAAATATCATCCGCACGACTTCCGCTTCTTCTGGAACGACGGTCAGCTTACCGCCCTTGTATTCGTATCCGTAGATGCGGATGTTGTTGGAGGGCCTGCCCTCCTTAAAGTCCTTACGAATACGCCACTTGCAGTTCTCACTTACGGAGCGGCTCTCCTCCTGCGCGTAGCTTGCGAGGATGGTTAGCATCAACTCACCGTCGCCCGAAAGCGAGTGCAGGTTCTGCTCCTCAAAGAACACCCCGATGCCAAGGCCTTTGAGCTCCCTGACGCTTTCAAGTAATGTGACCGTGTTCCTCGCAAAGCGGCTGATTGACTTTGTAAGAATGAGGTCGATAAGCCCCGCCCGGCAGTCGGCAATCAGCCGCTGAAATTCCGGCCTGCTGCCCTTCGTGCCTGTTTCCGCTTCATCGGCGTACACGCCGGCATACTCCCATTCCGGCTTGCTTTGTATCAGGTTGCTGTAAAAGCTGACCTGAGCGGTGAGGGAGCGGAGCATTTCATCTTTACTGCTGGAAACACGGGCGTAGGCTGCCACTCGTTTGCGGGTCGGCATCTGCGCCCTGGTTTCAAGTTTTGTTATCTTCCTGCCCATAACGGCCTCCTTTCGCAGTACCATATATCACTCTGTTTTCCTTACATAGCAAGTCATTTTCGAGGAATATACTGCATGAGGATAAACCGTATTTTAGAGCGAGCGCTGCGTCTATCGCCAGCAGGTCAGCCTTGCTGATAACGCCCTCCGCGCGCCAGCTCTTAAACACCGCCATCGCCGTTTTATAGCAGAGGATTGCTTCATCTTTGCTCATCGCAAGGTTCTCCTCGCCGCTCCGAAGCAAGCTCGTGAGCAGTATTTGCGGTTGGCGTTCCCGTAGGCTTCAAATGACCCGCCGCAGGTCAGGCAAACGAAACGGTAGACCGCCTTGCGGTTCACTGCTTCGGGGTGCGCCTTCCACCAAGCCATGCGGCACCCATCGGAGCAGAAGCGTTTGTGCTTTGACCCCGGCGTGTGAGCGAGCAGGCGGCCGCAGGTGGCGCAGGCATCTTTGGGAGTGGGCTGCTCATGTTTTATCGCAACGCCGACATTGTTTCGTCGGCAGTAAGACTTGACGGTGTTCTCTGATATGCCAAGTGCGCCGGCAATCCTCGCATAGCTTTCGCCTTGCGAGCGCAGAAGTGCGATTCGCTCTTTTTGCAATACGGTCATAGTCCGTTCCTCCGTTTCGGAAGGGCATTCCCTCCACCCTCTACAGACAGAAGGGCGGTGTTTGCGTACCGAGCAAAAAGAAAAACCCCTCACCATCCACAGGACAGCGAGGGGATGTTTGGCAACCAAGGCCGGAGATTTATTATTTTGAACCCATAAGCCTACGCAGCTTCTCGATAACCTTTTGCTTGCGCTTGCCGACCGCCTGATGGGAGATACCGATTACGGCGGCGTAGTCCCGCTATGTGCGGTCGTTGTAGAATAGGGCGTCGATGAGCGACCGCTCGTCCGGCTCCAGCTCATCAAGGGCGGCCACAAGCTGTTCGAGGAGCAGCTTGTCCGCCACAAGTTCAGCCAAATCCACCGTGTCTGCGATTTCGTAGCCGTCATTGATAAACCTGTCGAGGGAGAGGACACTACCCGTCCGTTGCTTGTCGCATTTGCTGCAGTCATCGGTACAGCGCTTTGTGCGGCCTCTGCCATCGCTGATAACACAACGCTTGGCACGCTCTATGCGCTTACGTTCCGCCCAGGCCGGACGCTTGTAGGCACGGTAACTTTCCTCGGCAACAGTGATTTTTTGTCCATCGATTTCGATAAAGCGTTGTTTGTCCATGTTCGACTCCTTTGGTTTTCAGAGAATTATGAAATCCGCCGGAACCGTTGAATCCGCTTTAAGACAGAACAAGACGGCAGGTGAACCCCTTGTTAGGGAGTTCCGCGCTGCCGTCTTGCGTTCTGGCGGACTTCAGTTATTGAGTTGATGCGGGGATTGGCGATTAGGTCGCTGGTGTGGTGCGTTCTTGCGCAATGCTCAGCGTCTCGTCGGGGTTCGCCGTGATTCGGGTGACGCAGTCCTTGATTTGGATTTCAAAGACCCGCTTGTCCACGCTTACATCACCGACCCGTTTGTTGTTCAGATTCCTGACTTCGTTCACAGCATTGATTACCTCCTTTCGAGGAATTTCCCAGGGTTTGGTGTAATGTCTGTGATAACTTCAATGATTATTGCTTTCGCAATAATCACATTGACAAACGCGAATAGGTGTGCTATACTAATAAATAGTTTAGTTGATGCTCTCTGGTCGGGCCCGTCGTGCTTGTCCT